ATGGCTATTTCAGATAGTTATCTAAAGTCATGCCTTGGGCGTGAGCGCGACAAGGTTGAAGAAAAAGCAGACCGGGATGGCCTCTGGGTCCGCATTTCCCTGAAAGGGGCGGTAACGTTTTTCTACCGGTTCCGGTTTCTTGGCAAGCAGGACAAGATGACGATCGGCAGTTACCCTGAGTTCAGCCTCAAGGCTGCCCGCGACGAAGTGGCGAAATGGGCCGCTATTCTTGCCAGGGGAGAAAACCCCCGCATCAGGCAGAGCCTCGATAAAGCGAAGATTAACAGCCAGTACACCTTCGAAGAGTTGTTCCGGGAATGGTATTCCATGGTTTGCATCCAGAAAGAAACCGCGGGGCAGATCCTGCGCACGTTTGAGCTTCACGTCTTTCCCAAAATCGGTAAGTACCCGGCGCACCAGTTGACGCTACATAACTGGCTCACCGTTCTTGATCGTCTCGCTCAGGGATATTCGGAGATAACCCGCCGGGTCATCAGTAATGGGCGACAGTGCTATTCATGGGCGGTGAAACGGCAACTGCTGGAAGTAAACCCGCTCTCTGAAATGTCCGGTCATGACTTCGGCATCAAAAAACAAATGGGAGAGCGCACGCTCGACCGGAAAGAGCTGGCGCTGGTCTGGCGAGCCATTGAAGATTCGCGACTGATTGAGCGAAACAAGATCCTCTACAAACTGTCGCTGTTCTGGGCGTGCAGGGTGGGCGAGTTACGCCAGGCGGAAATATCCCATTTCGATTTTGAAGAGGGTATCTGGACGATTCCGTGGGAAAACCATAAAACGGGCCGAAACACTAAAAAGCCACTGGTGCGCCCCATCATCACGGAGGTTGTCCCGTTAATCAGGCGCGCTATTGAACTGGCGCCGGGGCAGTATGTTTTTTCTCGTTTCGCCGATAAGCCGATGAGCGAAGGTTTCCACATGAGCATCAGTAGCAACCTGGTAAAGTTCATGCTGAAAGCCTATAACCAGCAGGTACCGCATTTTTCCATTCACGATCTGCGCCGGACTGCGCGCACAAATTTTTCTGAGCTGACCGAACCGCATATTGCCGAAATAATGCTGGGCCATAAATTGCCCGGTGTCTGGTCGGTATACGACAAGCACACGTATATTGATGAGATGAGGGTTGCATACGGTAAGTGGTGGGCCCGACTGATGAGCATCATCGAGCCCGACGTTCTGGAGTTCACGCCGCGTCAGACCGGATAATCCGGCCTTTACTGTCGCGGGCAACATTCAGGTGTGACATGGGCCGGCGAGTCTGCCGGGACATTTCCCTGATTTGCCATTCGGTGACTTTTGTCGTTAAGTACCTGTTGGATCCGCCCATATATGAGCAATCAGGTTCAGGGAACGGGTTGCCGCCTGCCGGGCGTTTCCGGTAGCGCTCCAGAGTGCGTGACGAAATACCCAGGTGATCGCAAATCTCCCTGGTGCTCATCCATTCGAATTTTTCGCTATGTTTTTTGCTCATCTTCACACCTATGGCCCCTGGCGGGGCCAGTAAATTCAACGTATGTGCTTACCGCGCTTTTCTGCGTCAGCCTGGCAACTCGCACACATCCGGCAGCCTGGCATTGCCCGGCGCCGCGCCTCTTCAATCGCATCACCGCATTCGTCACAGTGAGACGCTGATTCGGCGTTGCGGTCGATACGGTGCGCCTGAATTGCTGCCTGTCGCTGGAGTTCTTCAAGCTCGCTGGCGGCGTCGATAGTGTCTGGTCTCATGCTGCACCGCCTTCATTCTTCTCCGCTTCAATAACAAGCTGCTCCAGTTTGTTGTGCACCCTGGCTACCAAAGCCTGAAATTCCTCTTCCGTTGCCACGGGGATCGGCACAAAACGAATCCCTATTTGCGCCAGGCTATTTGCCATCTCAAGCGACTTTCTCAAGTCAACAGGTGATGCTTTGTTCATGATTCCACTCCATACCTGCCATTAATCCGGCCAGTTTTGACTACAAACTCCAGGAGGCTGATGCCCAGCGGCGCAATCTTCTGGTGGTGTTTTTTGATGATGGGTTTCACCGTCGCATCCCATTGAGGCTTTGGCTTTTTGCTCATCGCCTTTTTGATTTCCTCGGTGCAACGGCGACACTGTGCGCGTATCGCGTTTTCCTGCTCTGCTGGTGTCATGGTTAAACCCCAAGGGTAGCTATGATGTCGGAAGCCGCTGAACGCGTTCCCGGCTTGCTGGACATGGCACGCCGCGCGCTGACATGATGGATTGTCAAACCGTGCTGCTCGTAAAGCTCGATGACCTTCGGTGCCGATGAGTTGCTAATCACCACTTTTGCGCCGCGCTGGTGGGCCGCCACGCAGCATTCAGCCAGAGCTACCTGGTCAGCCCATGAAAACCCGGCGCCGGAATAGCTGGTAAACCCATCAGTTCCCGGCAGCGGTTCGTAGGGTGGATCGCAGTAAACAACATCATCAGCGCCAGCCAGGGAAAGCGTCTGCCTGTAACCGGCGGTCATGAATACGCATTTGTGCGAACGGGATTTGAATGCCTTTACCTCTTCGGCGGGGAAGTAGGGCGCCGCATAGCTCCCGTATCCAACGTTGAACTGATTGCTGCGGTTGTAACGCATCAGGCCGTTAAAGCAGTGGCGGTTCAGGTACAGGAACGCTGCGGCGCGCTCAGGTGCGCTGAGGCGCTGGCTGTTAAACTCTTCCCGTAATTCCATGTAGGCATCTTCATTTGCCGCGCGCTTAAACAACTCCTGTGCAAACGACAGGACGCGGATATGGTCGACGTCGAGCATGGTGTACAGATTGATCAAGTCCGGGTTGACGTCGGCCAGAAGGAAACGTTCATGCCTCTCCGAGTTGAGAAACACCGATCCGCCGCCCACAAATGGCTCAATCAGGCGGTTGGCCGCCGGGATATGGCGATCCAACTCCGACAGCAGAGAGAACTTACCGCCAGCCCATTTGAGAAACGGGCGCTGCCAGGTTCGCGAGGCTGATTCCTCTTTCTGGGTAGCAGCAGCAATGCGTTCGCCAATCCAGCGCATGACCGGCACCGCCATACTGTTGCCTATGGCTTTATAGCGCGGACCATCAGGGCATTCAGCAGCATCTTTTCCACGCCATGCGATCAGGGTGTGATTGTCAGGGAATCCCTGCAGGCGCTCACATTCAATCGGAGTGAGGCGACGAACCTGCATGCCAAACTGGACAACATCAGCAGAAGTGCGTGAGTCCTGGGTAAAGGCAACCTCTTCCTGATAGCCTTTACCCTGCGGCCCTGCGGAATCACGACGCCCTACAGATGCGTGCTGGATGCAAATAGCAGGCGGCTGACCGCTGTTTGCATGGCTGCTATCATGATTTCCTGCGCGCATGGTTGGCGCCAAATCTATGGTGGCATCAGCGCCATGATCCTTATAGCTAAACGCGATACATGCGTTTTCCTGTCCGTTATTCCGTCCTAACGTGTGCGCCAGTTCCCGATTAGTGTCGGGATCTTGTGTGCCGTGAACAGCGAAGGTTTCAACTTCAAAATCTATTCTCTGCCCTTTCGCAGTAAGGCAGGCTGCAACATCAATATTCCCGCTGGTATTTCCGCCACCAAAAGCAATTAAATGACCTGCTTGTGCTTGATTGTCGTCAGCACCACACGTTCCAACGCCTCGCGCAGTAAGGGCGGCAACTGCCGATTGCGGTTCTCGGCGCGGCGGAGTATCCCGGCGCACGCCATCGAACTCAAAAAGTACTTCTGCGGGATTAAATTCTTTTCTAGCACTTGCGATAACGAACACACGGCGGCGGCGTTGGGCCACTCCGAAAAATTGAGCGTCGAGCACTCGCCAGGCGACAATGCGCGATGGTCCATACACACAACCAGCGTTCGACCATTTTCCCCCTGCTGGATGCAGTTCGCAGTCTTCTCCGGCAAGCGCGCCAATAAAGCAGCCGAAGGCGTTATCTTTTGATGAGAGGACGCCCGGGACGTTTTCCCAGACAATGATGATCTCGTTTTCTCCGCGTTCGAGGCGTTTGTCGTCGATGGCATTTGCCAGTTCCACATATGAAATGGTTAACTGCCCGCGTGAATCAGCGAGCCCATTACGCAAGCCGGCAATACTGAATGCCTGGCAAGGCGTACCGCCAACCAGCACGTCAGGTGCTTCAACTTCACCAGCGCGTACTGCGGCAGCAATTTTTGTCATGTCGCCGAGATTCGCCACATCAGGCCAGTGCACGGAAAGCACTGCCGATGGAAATTTCTCGATTTCAGCAAACCACGCTGGTTTCCATCCCAGCGACTCCCAGGCAACTGAGGCGGCTTCAATGCCACTGCAAACAGATCCGTACTTCATTGCGTTCTCTCCGGGTCAAACTCAGGCCAGTTATTGCGACGGTGGTTTTCTGCCAGGCGGCGCTGCTGAATGTCTTCGAGTGAGCGGCCAGTCATTTCGGCTACGCGTTCATTCGGCAGCAATTCAAGCAGCGCCAGTTCCTGCTGAGTCCATGGCTCATCAGAACGGAATGTCATCGTCGAATTCCGGTGTCTGGTTTTGCTGGCGCATTGCCTGTTGCAGGCGTGAATCAGGGACGGCATTAGGGTCATTCTGAGGTGCGCCCCAGCCACCCGAATTTTGCGTATTAGAAGCGCCCCAGCCGCCACGATTTTGATCGTGTGCCCGACGGTCATCTTTGTCTTTTACGGTGCGTTCCAGATTGGCAATCGTTTCTGCTGCAGTTTTTTCGCTGTACTCTTTGTAGGTCAGGCGCGTACCAGGCTGGAAGATATGGCGAACTTCAAATTTGTAACTATCACTGCCATTTGTTTTTGTGGTCAGAACTTTCTGGAGAAAGAATCCGGCGCGCTTACCTTCAAGATCTGGCAAAAACCATTCGGTTCCATCCTGACCGTTACGTTGTTGTGGGCGTAAATCTTTCACATTGGCTGCCCACATGAGCGCAGCAATGGTGCCCATTCCATAGTTCTGATTGCCGTCACGTCCGATAAAATTAATGCGGACGAAGTTTGCTTTTTGTCCATCTGCATCAAGGGAAAGCAGAAGGGTTTGAGATTGCGATCCGTCTTTACCGAATTCATAAACAGCGGAGACGATGTCAGCTTCATATGCGCCAGTTTCAGAAATAACAGCGCCGGAACCAGCTTTTAAGGCAGCTTCTTTTGCTTCCTTAGTCCATGAAAATGCAATAGGTTGATTCATCATTTTTGGCCTCGTTATAAGTCAGAGAATTCAGTTATGGCGGCGTCAAACTTCGCCAGGTCGTTATCCATTTCCGTAATGCCATTACCGATCAGATCTGGCGGGCATTTGACGGTATCGTTGTCATCGCCCTTCAACAGGAACAGATGACGGCCATCGCGCTTGATAATTCGAAGCACAATCGGGAAGTAACCTTCCGGGGTTAGCTTTTCATTCAGCATCTTGCCGACGGTTTTCATGCGTACTTTCCCTTCGCTGTCTTCGGTATGTGCGAGGAAATAAACACGGAAGTCATCAGGCAGTTGGGTTGCGGCCTCTATGATTCGCCAGGCGTGTTCGGCCATTTCAGTAAATTTGGTGTACCCGATCTCATATGCCCGGTTCATGTTTTCGTGTTGCATGACTGCCTGAAAATCGTCGATGATGAGCATCCGGCGACCGCTGTTAGCCATGTTTTGAATAACGTTGAACAGGTGGCGCCCGTCTCGAATATCAATGACGTTCCCACGCTGGATAGAGTTATCAGGCAGTCTTTTACCGTGCAGTTTCCAGCCGCCATTGTTTTTAAATGGCAGTGCCTTACGGATGCAGCGGGCAAGAATGGCATTTTCCGGGTTCACGTTGCGCAGGCTGTACGTCTTACCAAAACCGGAATCAGCAAGGATCAGAGTCATCATCGCCATACATCACCCCTGATTTATCCAGTGGTCGACCGTGAAGCGCATGTCTTCGTCAAGATCGGTCCCGCTCATCCAGTGCAGATACCCTTTATCAAAGCGCGCCACTTCTTCGAAGGTTTTCCCCTTGTACTTACCGAAACGCATCATGTGCAGCAGGGATGGTGATTCAGAGATTTTGCGCATCTGGCCTACGGTCCATTGAGCCTCACGCCCCATGTACATCAGCAGTTCAGCTGTGACATAGCAGTCATACAGGGCGCGGTGCGCATACAGACCTTCCGGCACTTCCGGTTTCAGGCCGAGGCGATAGCGAAGGTACTGGTTGCCGTGCGACTCAAATTCCGGATACAGCTTGCGCGCCAGCTTTAACGTGCAAATCCAGGGTGCGGTGACCTGTGGCAGTTTGCCTTTGTCGAATGCAGCGTTGTGGGCCACATAGGCATCAGCGCCCAGGTACTTTCCGATCACGTCAGAGATAAGCGGCGCGTCGGCAACCATATCCTCGGTGATGTGGTGAATAGCCATCGCCGAGAAGCCGATAGGCTCAGCAGGGCGAACCAGATCGCTCATCGGGTTGCAGATAACGCCGTTGACGATATCCACGCTGGCAATCTCCACAACGCCGCCCTCAAAGCTTGTAGTTTCAGTGTCGATCACACGCAACATTGTTGAACTCTCCTGTAATTGCGTCGTTTACTGCGTCAAATTCAGCGAGCTGGTTTGCGACTCGCTCCAGGTCTTCGGGTTGCAGCCGGTACGCCAGACAAAGCATGGCGATCAGCATCATTCCTTCGAAACGGCTTACCATCTGCGTTTCCTCGTTCTGGTTGCCTGTGCCGAGTGCAGAAGGAAAAAACGCTCAGCACAGCCTTTGTCATGGCAGAAATGACCCGTACGGCTCGCCATGGCGGTGTGAATAGTGCGGACGTCGCAGTCATCCGGATGGCGAAGCTGGCCGCACTTGTCACACATCACTGAGTTGAGATGCTCCGTGGCCGAAGCCAGGAAAATGCTTTCTGCAAAGCTTCCGGCCACGCCGCGAGAATCGACGTACTCGATAATGTCTTCCGTGCGACCGTCGCTGTAAGTGAACGGGCCGCGACCAGTAAGCTTTACGATCTGCGAACCGAGTTTGAGACGAGAACCGACAGGAAGTGCTGCCAGTCGTTCAGAGGAAATACGCGGTAATGGATTCATAATTAACACTCCATATGGCTGAGAGAATCCCGGCACCATGGCGGCTGCCTGTGTCGATAAATTTGGTTTTGCCCGTCAGGGCTCAGAACTTCGAAAAACGATGAAACTGTTCAGATGCATCAATTGCGCGCTTTAATTGCATAGATGCGCCATTCCACATATCTGGATCACCAATACCGGCGGCAATCACAGCTTTGTTTTGAGCTGCACGCAGATTGTTGGCATCAATGCGAGCCTGCTTTGCCTGCTGCCAGTAACCGTGTTTAACCAGCCAGTCACGATTGACCGTGAAACCTTCACGCGGCGAATCAACTCGGGTGAAGCGCCAGAACGACTGATTAGCCATCGGCGTTACTTTGTAGCGTTTACCTTCATGAGTAATTTCCATCTCATCCTCTGCCGTTGTCGCCCGGCTGGCGGAGTTAAAACCATCTGCGCTGATTTGTGGGATTCGCTGGCGGCGCCAGGCGCTTGTCTTCTGGTTGTCTCGGTGGACTGCAATTCACCGCCGCGAAGCCCGCTGTTTGGATGAAGTGAATATACAAAATGTATTTTGATAGTGCAATACGTAATGTATACATATTAACGTTATTAAAGTTAACATTTTGTATTTTAATGAATTATTTTTTTGATATGGTTTTCTGTTATGCTTAAAAAAACATCAGGAGACCGTTATGGAACGCGATGAACTTGCAGATGATCGGGTGGCGTTTATGGCTGGCGAAGTCGGTTGTGTGGTTTTTGAGCTGGTCTATAACGGAATTGAGATAAACAAGGACAACATTGTTGGGTTTCTGGAGGGTAAGCGAAAAGCGGTAGGGAATGTGATCCACAAGGGATTATTGAGAGATGCGGCTGAGATGGTGCGAAAAGGCAAATAACACACTTTGATATCTCAGCCGTTAAAGCTTATAGCAGGCGCATTTTTGTCTCTACGGCGACGCCGATAATTTTGCAATTGCCATTGATAGAAACCAAAGGCCATTGAGGGTTAAGGCCTTTCAGGTAGCGCTGACTTCCATCAATAACAAGCTTCTTAAATGTCGCTTCGTTATCATCGACAAGCTTCGCAACGACCAGATTACCATTGACAGCTTCTCGCCCGGTGTCAAAAAGGACAAACGTGCCTTCCGGGATGCTTAATCCCATTGGAGCTGTCATCGAATCACCTTCAACCTCAAGCCAGAATGCCTCACCCTGAATGTGGGCGTCTGACTCAAGCCACAGATCGATGTCTTTCAGCGTATATGGTTCGCAGGCTTCGGCCCATGCTCCAGCTTGCACTTTGCTGATAACCGGATACTTATTTCCAGGCTCATAAGCCCCTACGTAACCAACATCGCCGCTTAAGGTTTCATCGATGATGGAGCCATCGGCACCAACGGAGAAAGATCGCTTGCCCAAAAACCGAAGAATTTTTGCAATCTCCTGAATGCTTGGCTCTCTTCTGGCATTCAACCAATGACTTACTGCGCCTTTGGTTATCCCCAAATGCTCCGCTAGTTGTTCCTGATTAATGCCATCCCTTTTCATAAGGGATTTTGCTAAGTCGTACCATTTCATAGTCATACCCAAATGATACAAGTTGTATATTTTAACGCGAGACACAAAATGTATATTTTGACTTGCGTGTATTGGATACAATTTGTATATTATGTTCATCTCTTAAGGAGGGCCAATGAACAATCTAAGAAGCATTCGCCAGCGAGTTGGTTTAACGCAGCGCCAAATGGCTAGCGAGCTGGAACTTACTACAGGCGCAATCTGCCATTACGAAAATGGCAGGCGGGGCCTGAGCGTTGATCAGTGCAGAAAAATCGTCGCGGTACTCAACCGACATGGTGCCGGTGTGGGTATCGACGATGTTCTTCCACCAACAGAACACAGCGCCGCCTGACCGGCGGCCCAACACCAAGAGGAAGTATCACAAATGGAAAAATCAATCGCACGCAACATTTCGGAGGCCCGGCGCATAGAGAGCTGGCTGCACAGCCAGATTACTGAAATGGGTACTACTAACGTTGCAAAGGTGGCAGGGGTTAACAAGTCAACGGTAAGCCGCTGGCGGGAAAAGCTCGTGCCGAATATGTCCCTGCTGCTGGCCATTCTGCTGGCGAACCGGGAAGCCGGGAAAGGGGACATGGAGGCTTGAATGTCTGTTCTGAAAGGTGAAAGCCGCGGTGCTGACACACCTGCGGCCTTCGATGCGAATTAACTGGATCAATTCACAGGAGTAATTATGCCTAAAGCCAATCGTTTTTACCAGGCTCAAAACCATAAAAACGTCACTCGTGAGCGATTCATCCGTTCGGTTAATCCTGAGGTGGCCGAGAAGATGCGCGCCATCCTGGAAGAGCTGAAACGCAAGGAGAGTGACCGTGGATAACCTCGCAAAAGTAATACCATTCAGACCGTCTGTATCGGTCGTGGAGCGTCAGGTGGCAGATATTGATGATGGGTATACCCGCATCGCTAACGAGCTGCTGGAAGCGGTTATGGCTGCCGATTTAACGGCGCGCCAGCTTAAAGTCGTTCTGGCGATCATTCGAAAAACCTACGGGTTCGGAAAAAAGTTTGACCGCATCACTAACACCCAGATTGAAGCGATGACCGGAATTCATCACACACATGTTTGCAAGGCTAAAAACGAGATGATTGGCATGAACATCATCATCAGAAGTGGTATGGCAATTGGTGTGAACAAGTGCATTTCTGACTGGAATTTCAGCATTAGCCAATCTGGCAAATCATTAGCCAAATCAGCTAAAGAAATATTAGCTGAGTCAGCTAATACCCATAAGCCAATTCAGCTAAACACAAAAGAAACTATTCAAAAGAAAGAAAGAAAAGATCCCCCTAAATCCCCCAAGGGGGAATGTGGCGGGCTGGAAGAAAAACAGGCCTCACAGAAAAAAACGAGTATCGACTACCAGGCTGTGATGGCTGCATACAACACCACCCTGGGTGACCGACTGCCGAAGGCAGAATCCCTTAACGAAAAACGCCGTCGCGGTATCAAGCGTCTGATGTCCGAACTTAAAGAGCCCACAGTTGAAGCTGTAGAAAACTATTTTTCAGCTTTCTCCCGTGCTGCAAAGCCGTTTTATTTCGGTGAAAACGATTCGGGCTGGCGCGCCAGCTTCGATTACCTGTTGCGTTCTGACACGCTGATCAAAACGCGGGAGGGGTCATTGTGAGCACAGAAATACTGACCATTCCTCACAACCTGGAAGCTGAGCAAAGCGTCATTGGCGGCCTGCTGCTGGACGACGACAACAGCGAAAGAACCCAAAAAGTTCTGTCCATCCTGAAACCGGAGTCGTTTTACATCCGCGCCCACCAGGTGCTGTTTGCCGAAATGCGCCAGATGTACCGCGACAACAAACCGGTAGACGGGCTGACCCTGTTTGACGCACTGGAGAGCAAGGGACTGACAGAGCAGGTCGGCGGTTTTGCGTACCTGGCTGAAATCTCCAAAAACACGCCCAGCGCCGCCAACATCGTCGCCTACGCCATGTCTGTGCGTGAAGCTGCTATGGAGCGTTTCGCTATCCAGCGCCTCTCAGAGGCAGTGGAAATGCTGTATTCCCGCAACGGCATGACTGCCGCGCAGAAATACGAAGCTATCCAGGCGATATCTTCCCAACTGACAGACCATGCCCGCACCGGTTCACGCCGTGGCGCCCGCCCGCTGATGGACGTCATGGAAGACTGGCTGGACGAACTGGAAGGACGTTTTGACCCCAATAGCCGATCCCGCGGGCTTTCTACCGGGATCCCCTCACTCGACGCGCTGTTGCAGCCAAAAGGGCTTGTACGCGGATCCCTGCTGGTTATCGGTGCCCGTCCGAAGATGGGGAAAACCACGTTTTACAGCCAACTGGCCATCAACTGCGCGCTGCATGAAAACTTGCCGGCCGTCATGTTCAGTCTGGAAATGCCGGACAAGCAAATCTTCGAACGCATGGTAGGGCAATTGTCTGGCGTTAACACCGACATTTTCTACCGTGGCGCCGACGATGAGTCCGAGTTTTCCCACGCCAACGCACGGGCATTGCAGATGGCTGAAAGCGGAAATTTCTTTATCGATGACACGCCCGGCATCTCGTTCCAGCACCTCCAGTCAGAAGCCCGGCGCATTAAGCGCGAAAAGGGCCGCGTCGGAATGGTGCTGGTCGATTATCTGACGCTGATGACTGCTGAAAAAGCCGATCGCAACGACCTGGCCTACGGGCTGATCACCAAAGGGCTTAAGAACCTGGCGAAGGAACTGGATTGCGTCGTTGTCCTGTTGACGCAGTTAAACCGCGATCTGGAAAAACGCACCAACAAGCGCCCGCTGCCGAGCGACTCCCGCGACACCGGGCAAATTGAGCAGGACTGCGACTACTGGATCGGTATTTACCGCGGCGGCGCCTATGACGAAACCGCTAACCAGAGCGAAACGGAGTTGCTGTTACGCCTGAACCGGCACGGGCAAAGCGGCGTTATTCACTGCGAACAACGCAACGGATCAATCTACGACTGCGACCAGGAGACGGCGCGGCGCCGCACCCAGGAACGCGAAGAAAAACCGAATAAACGAGGTGGTTTCTGATGAAACAGGTAACGATGGAAAGCGTAAAGCAGCACATAGCTGATCTGGAAAGTGCAGGCAAAGTTGTTGGTGGCCTGAGTCTGAGCAGTGAGTTTGAGCTAGCCTGCCTGCGCGAGCTGGTAGCAGTGACCGAGCAGCGCGACGCGTTGGTGGTGGAGAATGTGGGGCTGAAAGCGGAGCGAGAACAAATTTACGAAATCGGCGAGTTAATTCGCACGCAGGATAATCGGATAACAGATCAGCCATTTTTCGCAGTCATGACTAAGCGAGAAATGATCACTTCCGAAGACCATGACTATGACCGCATATGCTGGGTTGAAAACAAAAGCGGTGATTATGTTGAAGCTACAGAAACGCAACATCGTCGATTAGAAGCGATTTACCAGGGCCGCTATGAAGTCAAGGATGGATGGGACAGGTTTGCCATGAAGGAAATTGACGTGTTTGTTACCGGCTGCTTCACCGAGCATGGCTGCAAAGAATACATTCGCCTAAATGGACATAATCTCAACAAGCCATTTATCTTCGCTTTCGGCAGTTATCGCAACAATGAATATCAAAAAGTGCGCAAGTTCATTATGTCTATGCCAGAAACCCCCGCCACCGACGCTGCCCGCGCCTCACTGAGAGCGGAAGGGGTGGAGATGTTCGCAGCGGAAATGTCGGCTGAGCATACAAAATTACAGTCTGGAGGTTATTTCGACAGGCAGGTTTTGATTTACGCGAAAGTGTCAGACATGGCGGAATCATTCGCCCGCCAGCTTCGCGAGAGCAAAGGGGAGGTGTCAAATGGCTAAATCATCAGATGTGCATGACCTGTTAATGGCTTATCAAAAACAAGCCAAGAAGGTTCCCGCTAAGGGTGTCTATGCCACAAGGCAGCGGCAGGTTGAAGTGCAGGCGGCGCATACACGCAAGATAAAGCGCAAGCGTCGCCGCTCAGTCGGCAAGTCAAATAAGCTGGGTTACCGCATGACGGCGGAAATGCGCGTAGCAATGATTTGCGATATGAATTTTTGGGCGCTGGTGTGCCGAAGTAACCGAAAAAATACATCGTTGGTTAGCGGCGGCGCAGTCGAGAGCAAAGGAGCGCAGTCATGAGTGACGAACTTAAAATTCAGGTTGGACGCACTTACCGGGCAAAACGCCCTCGCGCCGCTGGCACCATGCTTAGCCCTCTGGTCAACGACAGGACGGTTAAATGGTTTAGTGGATCGCACGTTCAATACGACAGCCCATCCGTATCATTTGGCAGGCATTATCCAACTGTCACAATCGAGAAATTCCGTGCCTGGGCTGACCGCGATGTAACCGACGAACTTCCACCAGGAGAGTATGCGCCGTGGCCTATCCAGAAGAGCAAAGGAGCGCAGTCATGAGCATAACTCAGGTTGTAAGCTTCTCTGGCGGCAGAACGTCGGCATATCTCGTTCATCTGATGGAGCAGAGACGAAAGGCTGGCGAGGACGTCAGATACGTATTCATGGATACCGGCGCTGAGCATCCAGGTACATACAAATTTATTCGGGAGGTGGTGAGAAACTGGGGCATCGACCTGATATGCCTACGTGTAGATATTAACCCTGAGCTTGGGAAAGGTAACGGCTATAAAATTATCAGCATTGATGACATTGGCCCCGACCTACAGCCATGGATAGACATCACCAAAAAATACGGAACCCCATATTTTGGCGGCGCGTTCTGTACCAGAACAATGAAAATCGAGGTCTGCAATCACTACTGCAAAGACAATTTCGATAATCATCAGTCATGGCTTGGTATGAGGCTTGATGAACCAGCTCGCATATGGGGAGAAAAGCTTTTTTACCTGATGCGCCGAATGAACTTTGATACTTACACCATGGGTAGCCTGTATCGGGAAATGGTGTCCATTGATACCTATGAACTAATGGTAGAGATGCTGGAGCCGCGATTTCTTCTTGATACCGCAACGGCAGGAAGGATAGCTCAGAGAGTAATCGATATCAGGAAATCAAAGCAGAGATTTATGGCGGAGATTACTGAGTTCGAGAAAGAGGATGTACTGAACTGGTGGAAGCAGCAGTCGTTTGATTTGCAGATTCCTGAGCATCTTGGCAACTGCGTTTTCTGTATCAAAAAGGGGTTGAACAAAGTGGCTCTTGCTATGCGCGATGAGCCGGAAATGCTGGCCCAGTTCCGCGCAGTTATCGATTCACCTGATGTTCGCGTTGTTGAGCGCCGTCAGCAGGCTAATAAAATCATGTACCGCGAGGGGCAGTCACTTGATGGCGTCGAGGCAATGTACGCTGGTTTAGAACGTGATGATATCGCAAGAACGGTGCGCAGTAGCGGCGGGTATGAGTCAGGTTCCTGCACTGAAAGCTGCGAGGCATTCGTAGTTGGTAGCTCTGATAGTGCCCAGATGGATCTATTTTCAGAACAGGAGCGTGCAGCATGACCAACGAACAGATTCAGGCACTCAAAGCGGCTGCCAATAAATTACACAGATCTGACTTGTTTGTTTCATTTCCAGATGAAGAAAGACAAGTTGCGGATATCAATTATTGCAGTTCAACGCTTGCCAGAGTATTTCCTGACAGATGGCCTACTACTCCGCCAGATGTTAAAGCAAAGCAAGTAGAAAACTGGGCAAATTATTTTGTTCTTGTAAATCCTAAATTCATCCTCTCCCTGCTGGAAGAGCGTGACGCTGATAAGGCGCTGATTGCGGAGCAGAGACAAGCTATCACCAAATTGGAAATTTCATGCGACCGCAACTACGTCGAGGGTATGAAAACTGGCTGGAACTATTGCGACGCAGGAAACAGTGATGGATTTAACACTTGCGTTGAGCAACGCGAGAAAGACATTCGTAATGCTCGCACCACTGGCATCACTTTAGACGCGGGGGAGTAATATGGTCGATTTAATCAAGCCTGCGAGCAAAGGGAAAAATGACGGAGTTTGCGATTACCTTTGCTCAGATGAGGCGAGGTTTTTGGTGATGCGTGGAGACTACGACGAAGCTTCAATAATTCAAGCATCGGTGGTTCAAAACGTAATCGACTCAGACGGCGCTGAGGATTTTGCATCCAGCGCACGCTACTACCAGTGCTGGTACAAAACAAGTCCTATTGGGGGCCAGCAAGGCTATTCATGTTGGCATCATCCACGCGACACGCCTTGCCGTGGTGCTTATTTCGCATCAGTTCTGCAATGGGATTAGGAGGCCGTATGACAGCACAATTACCGAGCATTAACGAGAAAATCTATCGTCTCGCTAACCACATTGCCGGGGCGAAAGGTGGACTCCCTGCCGAATGGCAAGACTGGGCGGAGGAAATTGAAACTGACCTCCGTGCACTTCTGGCGGCGCATGAGCAAGAGCCGGTGGGTATAGTGCATGGCGTCGCTCAAACTCTGGATGGTAGCAGTTTTGTGGCCATGGTCGAATGCAAGACTCGACTCTCAGACGGCACTGAATTGTTCTCCCACCCCGCGCCAGTCCCTGCGGTGCCGGATGAAATGCGTCAATGGATAGATGATGTAGTCGAATACTTGAATGGCGGTCTTGAAGCTGATGGGGAACTGGAGGCAGAAGGGAGCATTGAGGCTAAGCGCTTGCTGGCCAGACATGCCGCCATGCTCAACGGGGGTAAATCATGAAAGACGAAACGTTGTTGCCGCCTAATTCATTCACGGATGATGAACTTGAGGGAATGGCTCACGCTGATAACCCGGTTGCCAACGCGTACCGGGAGTTGCTGGGGTTGAGGCGCAATGCTGCGGGTGGTAATTCAGGGAAGCCTGTAACGGTTCCTGTCGGGTATGCGCTGGTCCCGGTTGAGCCGACGCCGGAAATACTCGCGACTATCACAGAAGCGATAAAAGTTATGCGTGGTTCTGCGGCTACATATTCAAGGGTGCTCGCCGCAGCGCAGAAGGGGGTGTGAGGTGGAAATTATCCAGGGAACCTGCAACTGCGGTGAGGTGATTAGCGTTGAGTTGAACTGCAAGCGTGCATTCCGTAAGGATGGCAAAAGACCGTTCTATCCCGATGAGAATGTAGAGCCGTGGTCATTCGTTAAGGATGGCGAGCGAATCTATTACAACCAAGATGGCGTCACCACGTTCAGTTGCAGAAAATGCGGTGGTTTTATAGCTGACACTGTTCCGGAAGCTGCGTGGGGTGATGTGTGATGCCTAGCCAAGCCCCTCTCATAGGGGCTTTTTTATGCTTCGCGCTTCGTTGATTTCCCGTCACGGTCCGTCCATAATATCCATAACGGCCTGAGAAACCGTTAACTATCTGCGCGCATTTTAGGGGACTTTGATGCGCGAACAATTTGAGCAAACCTTCCAGCCGTCAGCGTCATCAGATGTTGAGGGTTTTCTGCATTCTGCGTTTTGCCTCTGCGGAGGTGAAGCGTGAGCCAGCAATTCCACCTTGTAAGCGAAAGCGTTAAACAAAGCGCTATAAACTATATCCGAAGCCTCCCTGTTGACTATAAGCGCCCCCTGGTGCTGGACATTAAAGAGCCAACACGCACGCTAGTCCAGAATCGCAAAATGTGGCCCCTACTGAAAGACCTGTCAGATCAGGTTATCTGGTACGGAAACCGGTACGACTCCGACGACTGGAAAGACCTCATCACAGCACTGGTGGCGAAGACCAAAAAACAAGAGCAACGCATGGCTCCCGGCCTGGATGGCGGCGTTGTGATGTTTGGTCAGCGTACCAGCAAAATGACCGTTCGCGAGATGGTGGAAGTCATCGAGGCTATTTACTGGTTCGGGACGCAGCAGGGCGTGAGGTTTAGCGAAAAATCCCGCCTCGAAATCGAATGGGCCAAACGCTGGGGAGAATCTCATGCATAGCCCACTCGCAAAAATCATTGAGCGATCCATTTTCCGCATGACGGCGCGTCGCAAGCGCAAGCCAGAAATTAAACCATCAGATATTCCGACGCTGAAAGGCTACACAGCGCGTCTTGTCGATCAGAAATGGCTGCGCCTCGCAGCAAGGAGAAATCATGCGTGAATTAAGGGCTGGATGTCAGGCAATGATTATTGGCGGCTTCTATCGCACCAATGATGGAAAGTCAGTGCTGGTTGTTGGCTTTGTACCTAATGGATCTCAGTTCACCTGGAATGGAGAGGTATACGCAGAACCAGTCCCTATGGGCGATGCATGGTTAATATCTGGCGATCTGGTGGCTCGAGATGGCGAAACGGGAGAGGCCAAAAGGCTGGAATTTGCTTTGATGCCAGCAAAGTACCTCATGCCCATAGATGGTGATGATTTCTCTGATGAGTTGATATCAGAGAAGGAAAGGTCACATGCATAAGCCAACCCGTCGCAAGTGCAAAGTATGCTCAGCCTGGTTTATTCCTGCATACGACAATATCCGCTGGTGCTGCCCGGAACATGGGGCGGAATACGCCATCCAGTTACGCGAAAAAGAAAAAGCCAAGACCACCGCCCGCAAACTCAAGGAAAAGAAAGAGGCCGATAAAGCCGACCGCCAGCGCCAGGCAGAACGCCGGATCGCTGTGAAGCCCCTTAGTTACTTCATCAAGCAGGCACAGCACGCTTTCAACGATTTTATCCGGTACCGGGACAGGGATTTGCCGTGCATCAGTTGCGGTCGCCACCATGACGGCCAGTATCACGCCGGACACTTCCGCACGACCGGGGCCAGCCCTGAATTGCGCTTTGATGAGGATAACTGCCATAAACAGTGTTCTGCCTGTAATAACCACCTTTCCGGCAATCTCACCGCATACCGTCCGGCTCTGATCGCCAAAATCGGCCAGGCGCGCTTTGACGCACTGATGGGCCCGCACGCATTACCGAAATGGACCAGAGACGACTATACCCGGATCCGCGATGAATACCGGGCGAAGCTCCGCGACCTGAAAAAGCAGGAGGCCGCATGATTTACGACCTCAAATTGCCGCACTGGGCAACGCTTTTGAGTTGCCCGTTTTGTGGCAGGCCATCTGAGCTGGTTTCTGATGGTGAAGGTGTTTATGCCGGATGCGCCAACAACGAATGCCTGATTAAGCCTATCACTGACACCTACCAGACAAAGCGGGATGCAATCCGAGCCTGGAACCGGAGGCCATCTTGAAACCTGAATACATCCAGTACCAGGCCGAAAGCGTAGCGCGGGCGAAACTGCCCGCCATAAAGCGCCACAGCCAGCCAGTTAAGACCACACAGACGAAACAGCCAAAGGGAGTAGCAGCATGCGCCTTGAATCAATAGCGAAATATTTTGCACCTAAATCACCAATGTTCAGCGACTCCCCGCGCGCCACCGCATCAGAACGTCTTACCGGTACTGACGTTATGGCTGCCCTTGGCCTGGCCGGTTCGAAATGCGGATTCGGATTTGATCTGTATCTGGCGAAAATTGGCATTAGCAGCCCTGATCGGGCAATGGAGGCTCTTTATGAATCAGCCGTTGAAATATCAAGACGCTATAAAGTCGTGTCAGAACTCAGTGATGGCGAACGCAGGAGAGTTCTCGAAATCATGTGTGCTTTTGCATACCAGGATTACTCACGCAGCGCGGCAAGCGTGCGCCGGTGTGATTGCTGCAATGGAGAGGGCTTTATCGAAGCTGAGGTATTCACTAATAAAGTTTCCTTCCCATGGGGAAAGGCGCCGTACTGGGCGAAAATGTCCCGCGCCGTTGGTCCTGGCGACTGGGAAAAGTGGAGTTCAGTTCGTGAAGTGGTCAAGGTTAAGTGCAAGACCTGTGACGGAAAGGGTGTTATCAGCAATTCGTGTCGCTGCCATGGGAAAGGGAAGGTGCTGGATAAGGATGAGAGCGAGCGCCAGGGCGTGCCGGTAAATAAAATATGTGATCGATGCAGTGGCAGAGGCTATGCAAGGCTTAAGTTCTCAACCGTTCTTGAGGGTATCAGGACCGTTACAGACATTAAAAAAACATCCGGATACGAGCAATACCAGCCATTATTTGAAGATCTGGTTGGTGAGTGCCATAAGCAGGAATCATATGCTGATACCATGCTCTCAAAAGTTACTATGTGAGAAACAATTTCTCATCAACCGGCATTTTATAGAAATATTTGTTGCAATCTGCGGAAAAACCGGATAGCTTTAGCTCTAACGCTGGGAATCCGTTCAGTCGTTCCGAAGCAAAAATTTAATAAGCCCGAGGTTAACGCCTTGGGCTTTTTCGTATACAGGCCTCACTGCAGACGGTTCATAACCCAATCCGCAGGCGCTTGCGCAGAGGCCGCCAAATCCCGCCACCTGGGACCATTACGGCCTTACCGCCGACATTGCTCGACCCATATTGCCAGCCCAGAGGTTGGCTTTTTTATTTTCAGGCCCCGGACAATCAACCCTCATGTCTCGTTGTTAATTGCAGTCCGAGGGCCTGAACCTATTGCGCACAGCACCCCGACTAATCGGAGGTGACGAGATGATCAAAACCATGCCTGACAAAATCGCAACAGCAGTGGGTTACTGCACCTCGGGCAGCCTTATTTGCTGGGGTGCGATTGCTCAATGGCTGCATGATCTGAACTGGAATTTGATCGCCGTAATCGGCGGTTTCGTTATTGGTATCGCAACGTTTTTTTCCAACATCTATTTCAAACGGCAGGCGCTCAAAGCCTATCGAGAGGCGATTGCCCGCGGCATCGTTGTAGCACCTCCAGCACAGGATGAATAATCATGGCGAATCTTGCTAAAACAGGTTTTGCGGGAAGCGTCTGTGCTGTCGGTGCAATCATTGCGCTGGTGCTCGGTAGCGGCAATGTCCGTACCAACGAGCGCGGACTTGAACTTATCGGCAATGCCGAACAGTGTCGACGTGATCCATACGTTTGTCCCGCTGGCGTTCTGACTGACGGCATTGGCAATACGCACGGCGTCAAGCAGGGAGCCCGAAAGACGGACCAGCAGATCGCCGCTGACTGGGAAAAAAATATCCTTGTCGCTGAGAAATGCGTGAACACCTATGCCAACGGCGCAAAGCTGAGTAATAACACTTTCAGCGCTGCTGTGTCGGTAACGTTCCGCGCTGGTTGCGGCAACCTTCGCAGTTCACAACTTTTTACTTTGCTTCGTAGTGGCAACATAACAGCAGCCTGCAATCAGTTTACTCGCTGGGTGTGGGGCGGTGGTCAGATATTGCCGGGGCTGGTAACTCGCGCCGGGGAAGAAAAACAGCTCTGCCTGGACGGTGTGTGATGAGCGCCGAAGCGCGCGCCAGCATTATCGTTTTTCTGATCTTGCTGGTGGCCGGGCTTGGCCTGTTCTTTGGTTCCCGCTATGCGAGCAACAGCAGCCGCGCTGATACCGCTGATGCCAATGTCCTGATGCAGGCGAAAGTCATTCAACAGCAGGCAACAGAAAGCCAGGCATTCAGCTCTATTGCCTCCGGTACGGTGGATGCCAATGCCGCCGTTGACGACAGAGCGGAAACAACCGTTATCGAATACCGCGAGATACTCCGACGTGAAAAAACGTGTGATTACCCTGTGCCTCCTCATATTGCTGACGGGCTGCTCAACTACACGAACAGTCTACGTGCCGGGGCAATGCACACCGCTACCGCCGGAACTGACAAAGCCGGTAGTGCCCCCGCTCCCTCCAGCCAACTGACGTACTGCCAGGCTGTTCTCTGGATAGAACCTCTGCTGGCTGCGATAGAGAAAGCAAACAACCAACTGGCCGCCATCAGGCAGGCTGAACAACTCAGGCAAGGGAAAAAGAAATGACGTTATTCGAAACTCTATTGCTGTACTTCTCCGCCATCACCAGTGCGTTCCTGCTCATCGCTGGTGGATGGGTAAAAATCCGTGACTGGTTCAAAGCTCACGCCGAAGCAAAAGCACAAGAGGCCGCAGCGGCGGCAAAGGCCGAAGCCGATAAGGTGGAAGCTCTGGTACAAGTCAGGCTTAAACAACTCCAGGCAGAAGCCGATTCAGCGCCTGACGCCACAGCAACGAGCACATCCGGACCGGTGGTGGATTAAGGCATTACAGGAGCCCTTTAACGAGGGGCTTCAATAATGCCCTAACATCACACGAGGTAACCCATGGCAGAAATCACCACATCAGAGCAAATCAGGCTGAACATTATCAAAAAAGTCAACTACGACACGGCAGCAGCAAAGCTGGCTATTGATTTTGTCGGTGACAATTATCTGAAATCTCAGTTATTCGCCGATTCCTTTGACCGCGTCTTCACGGAAAGTGAAATTGTTTCCAAGACGCGTAAAGCTATTCAGGAAGCAACAGAAGCGCTGGCGCTTTTTGACGCCAGTAGCGCCGTCGCAAGCTGAGTTTAAATTTTATAAAGTTCCGCAAATGGTGCTTATTAAGCACCATTGACAGAGTTTTATATAAGTTTTAAATGTGTGTTGTCTCTCGTTTTCCGGGTACGCATCAACAATAACCAGTGGAATGCTCTGTATGAGTGAACCAGAAGACCGCAGACCATTCCCGCCTGTCAATTTCATTAGTGAAAACTGGTTGCCTTATACCCGCATTATTCCAGCTACTGAAATCAGTGAATGGGTTAATCGCCATATTCTTTCCGGTGAAGGCCGCCTCCATAACCCAGACCATGAGCACCTCACAAATGCGCTGGCTGATGCTGACATAGTTTTTATGTGGGCATCATCTGCTTTCGCCAAAAAAGGCCGCACAGTGCTGGGGCAGTGCGAAGAAGTCATGATGCGCGCTGGTGGATGGCAGAAGTCACGCATGGAACAGCAGATGCATGAATGGTTTGGTCGGATACCGAAATACATCATTACCCTGGCTGCTGATTACTGCGAGCAATGCAACGATCTGGAATTCTGTGCACTGGTAGAGCATGAGCTTTATCACATCGCCCAGGCCACTGATGATTTTGGCGCGCCGAAGTTCAACAAAGAGACCGGGCAACCAGTGCTTAAACTGCGCGGCCACGACGTCGAAGAGTTCGTTGGTGTGGTTCGTCGCTACGGCGCCAGCCGCGACGTACAGGAACTGGTTGATGCGGCAAATCAACCTGCGGAGGTTGCACATATCGATGTTGCCAGAGCGTGTGGGACTTGCATGCTGAGGCTGGCATAAATTCAGGACTGGTTAGGACGAATGGTGAATTATGGCGGCATTAAAACCAGAGATAAAAGCCTTCATAGTTCAATCTGTTGCGTGCTTTGACACTCCCTCGCAAGTGGTCGAGTCCGTCCTGAAAGAATTTGGTATTCAGATTACCCGTCAACAGGTTGAGCAGAACGATCCAACGAAGGTTAGCGGAAAGGGCCTGGCTAAAAAGTGGAGCGACCTTTTCAACACTACGCGCGCGCGCTTCCTGAATGAAATTTCTGATATCCCGATCGCGAATAAAGCTTATCGGCTGCGCGTGTTACAGCGCATGGCTACCACTGCCGAGAATATGAAAAACATGGGCATGACGGCGCAGTTGCTGGAACAGGCAGCCAAAGAGGTTGGAGACGTTTACACCAATAAACAGAAGGTGGAGCAGAGCGTCATAGCCACTCATAACGTTATGCCGGTTCCGTCATGCGACAACGTCGAGGAGTGGGAAAAAGCTGCGCAGAAACAGCAGGGCGAGGTATTGGGTGGATGAATTACAAAGCTGTATGGAAACCACTACCGGGATCGCAATCACTCTCCCTGAGTTGCCCGTGTAATGAAATCCTCTACGAGGGAACGCGCGGGCCCGGTAAAACCGCCGCGCAACTGGCCCGATTCCGTCGACTTGTTGGCCTGGGCTACGGCTCGTTCTGGCGTGGCGTCATTTTCGATACTGAGTATAAAAACCTCACCGACATCATTACCCAGTCAAAGCGTATGTACCGCCTGTTTAACGACGGTGCACGCTACCTGGCATCCGCATCTGAGCTGAGATGGGTGTGGCCTACCGGCGAAGAGCTGCTATTTCGTTTCGGTAAAGAAGAGAGCGACTACTGGGATTATCACGGTCAGGAGTTCCCGTTTATCGGCTTCAACGAGCTGACCAAACAGCAGTCGCCGGAATTTTACGAAATGATGTTCTCCTGTCGGCGCTCTTCGTTCCGACCAGAAAACTACCCGCTGGTGGGCGGTGGCCTGTTGAAGCCAATTCCGCTGGAGACATTCAGCACGACCAACCCATTCGGCATAGGCCATACCTGGGTGAAGAAGCGCTTCATTGAGCCTGCTCCGCGTGGAACCATCATTCGCGAAACGCAAAAGGTGTTTAACCCGCAAACCGAGCGTGAAGAGGATGTGACGCTAACCCGCGTAGCAATCCATGGTTCTTTTAAAGAAAACCCATACCTTGACCCGCAGTACATCGCGACGTTGATGTCTATCAAAGACCCAAACCGTCGAAAGGCGTGGGTTGAGGGTTCATGGGACGTGACCAGCGGCGGGCGATTTGACCATCTCTGGAATGAGTCGGCCCATGTTATTGCGCCATTCCGTATCCCGGATAGCTGGACGGTTGACCGCTCCCACGACTGGGGCGAGTCGAAACCATTCTCTAATCTCTGGTGGGCGCACGCCGATGGCACGGCAGCAGAGTTACCGGACGGGCGTCAGTTCTGTCCGCCAGCCGGTTCGTTAATCCTCATTGGTGAGTGGTACGGCTGCCCGCCGGATGAGCTTAACAAAGGCCTGAATATGTCCTCGACGAACGTAGCCAAGGGCGTGGCGTGGATTGATAAGCGGCTGGTGGGTGAGGACGTCGACGAGCCGGAAGAAATTCAACTCGAAGGCGTTACACAGGGTCAGATGCATATCTTGCCTGGTATCTGTAGCGAAGTTATACCGGGCCCGGCTGACGGCGCGATATTCAATACCGGCGATAACGAGTTATCCATTGCCCAAAAAATGGAAGCGCAGGGCGTTACATGGCTGCCGGCTGACAAAAAGCCAGGGTCACGCATTAATGGTGCCTCCCTTTTTGCCGACATGCTCGAAGCCGTAATCGAAGGTAAGAAAATGGAATCAGGTATGCCTGAGAAACCTGCTTTCTACGTCTTTGATTACTGTCGCGGCTGGATCAGCCGTATCCCGGTACTCGTCCGCGACGATAAAAACCCCGACGACGTTGATACCCAGCAGGAAGACCATGACTGGGATGCAACCCGTTATCGTGTACTGCACTCACCACAGAAAATAACCGGCATGTTGGTGCGATCGCGCTGACGGAGGAAAACCGTGACCGAAAGCGAAATGAAACAACAGCGCGCCAGTAACTCCAGTATCGAGCGTGATCGTAACAAAAACCTTTCAATGCTCTTCAATGGTACCAGCAACACGAAGCGACAGCGCCTTTATCAGGAGTTCGGCTATCCGCTTGAACTTTGTTTCGATGATTTTTACCGGGCATACCGTCGAAACGCGGTGGCTGGTGCTGCTGTAACACGAGTAGTTGATGGGTGCTGGGAAGATTTCCCGGAGGTTTACGAAGGTGACCAGACAAAAGATGCATCAAAGCAAACTGACTGGGACAAGCGCATTAACAAGCTGTTGAAGCGTTGCTGGCAGCAAATTAAAGGCGCTGACCGTCGTAATCTGGTCGGGCGATATTCTGCTATTTTGCTGCAAGTTAAGGACAGTAAAAAGTGGGATGAGCCAGTTGATACTGCCGTTGTCGGACTGATTCAGGAAAAAGCGCTCGTTAAGTTAATCCCGGCATGGGAAGCGCAGATCGACCCTGTTGCGTGGGACGATAATCCGGACAGTGAAACGTTCGGCGAAGTGACGATGTATTCGTTCACTGAATTACAAGTGGATGGTAATTTCGATGCGCGACCAGGTCGCATTATCAACGTGCATCCAAGCCGGGTAATCATCCTGGCCGAGGGCTCTGATGACGGCGTGATGACATCTGGTAAATCTCTGCTTGAGGCCGGATTCAATAAGCTGCTGGACATCGAAAAAGTGAGCGGCGGGGCGTCTGAGGGATTCCTAAAAAATGCCAGCCGCCAGCTCAACTACTCATTCAGCGAGAAGACGAATTTCTCAGCGCTGGCGAAAGCGCTTGGTGTTCCGGAAGGGCAACTTGCCGAGGCGCTGGATCAGCAGGTCCGCAGACTCAACGACAGCACCGACAGCGCCAGCTTTATGCAGGCTGGTACGGCTGAGGTATTGAGCGTTGCCGCCGCCGATCCTGAACCGACATGGCGCACTGCGCTGAGCGAGTTCTGCGCGACAGTTCCTATCCCTGTGAAAGAGCTCATTGGGATGCAGACGGGTGAGCGCGCCAGCACTGAGGATGCAAAGGGCTGGGGGCGCACCAGGATGAGCCGCCGGAAAGGCTTCCTGACCGACGTAATAACAGATGTGGTTTCACGCTTCTGGACGCTTGGCATTATTCCACCGGCTCAGAATGAAGAAATCACCGTAGGTTGGTCTGATCTGCTGGCGCCGAGCCAGGCAGAGAAAATCGCCAACATGGACAAAATGGCAGACGTAGCCGTTAAGTCGACGAATGCTTTCGGGCGCTCAGCACTTACTGAAAATGAGATCCGCACTGCCGGCGAACTCCAGCCACTTCCCGAGCTTGATGATGAGGTTACGCCGGATGGCAACAAACCAAAACCTGATCCTCTGGCCGACTCTCAACCAGAAGCCGAAAAGCCCGGTGATACCACGGTCGAAAGTTGACCCCACGATGTCGCGTAAATCAGTCAGCAAGATGGAGCGCGACATCGAGGATCGGTATTACGCGATAAAAATCGCGCTGAAAGCATTGTTTGACCAGCGCCTTACCGGACGTGAGCGTGAGGCTAACAGTCATCAATGGCACTTCCTTTGCCACGTTAACGGCGATGATCCGACGCTGTATAAGGTCAATGCTGGAAAGTTCATCTACGACATGTCACCGCAGCAATTATCCAGCCTGCTGGATGAGCTGCAGCGCATTCTGGATGAATATCTGCTTGAAGGTGGTGATCAGCGCTTCTGGGCGATGGATTACGTCACCACCGAGGCGCAGCGCGGCACGCTGGAGGCCTTCAACAACCTCTCACAGCAGTCGCAGGTCTACGCCAGCCAGACGACGCTACAGCAGCTATTAAGCAGCCCTGCTTATCAAAATCAGATAGCGGCAGCGCAACTGACGACTTTCAGCGACTGGAAGGCGATTAGCGATGCTGCCCGTGCGGATCTGACTGGCGTTATCACCGATGCGATAGCGCGCGGAGTAAACCCGGGCGAAACGGCGGCCGTAATCAGTAAGCGCCTCGATGTGTCGATGGCAAAAGCAAAAGCCATTGCTCAGACTGAGCAGGTAGGCGCGCTGCGGCAGGCACAATGGAATGAAACAGACTGGGCTGCTGACAGGCTCGGGCTGAATACAGGCCTGCTCTGGCTGTCAGCGCTCAAACCAACAACGCGCAAATGGCACGCAAGCCGTCACGGTCTGGTTTACACCACCGAAGAGGTGCGGGACTTCTACGCCGAGAACGGCAACCGCTACAACTGCTATTGCAGCCAGATACCGGTACTGCTCAACGACGATGGCAGCATTTTCAATGAAGGTTTGGCGGAAAAGCTGGCGAAAGAACGCAAACAGTGGACCACCAAAGAGGGCGCAGCATGACAATTGGCGTATTAACAATTGCAATCTTCATTCTCGCGATCCTTATATTCGCGCCAAGGTCAGAATCTGCTCGTAGCCCTTGCTCATGTCATCGATGTGGTAGATATGTGAAGTACCCAGCGATGTTTTGCAGTGAATGTAGGCCAAAGCCATTCATACCGGCAGCAGGTCCAAGAATCCCACCCATGAAACGTTAAGAGGACTCCACATGAAGCTGTCGAGCATTCATGTAAAAAGCCTCGCCATCAACGCCTCCAACATCTCAACGACAACCATCAACGGCCAGGAACACTACGTCATTCGTGGTGCGGTCCCGATCGTCGATGACATCGTGATGAATGGCGGCCTGTACCCGGCGGAGGAGATTAACAACAGCTACCAGACGATGGAAGGCAAGCTGATGCCTCTCCCGCACCCGAAGGTAGATGGCAAGTATGTAAGCGCCAATGACCCGCGCGCCATTAATGCATATCACGTCGGCGCATGGGCTCAGAACGTCAGCAAGTCAGGCGATCAGGTCGTCATGGATGTTTATATCAACAAGGCTGTAGCGGATACCAAGCCTGATGGCAAGCGCCTGATTGGCCGCCTTGATGGGATGATCGCCGGGACCGACACCGACCCTATTCACCTCTCCACCGGCTTGCTCACGAACAAAGAGAAAAAGTCTGGCGAGTCGAAGGGAAAGAAATATTCCTGGGTCGCCCACAACATGCAATTTGACCATATCGCCATCCTGTTGGATGAGCCTGGTGCCGGTACGCCGGAAGAAGGTGTAGGCATGTTTGTGAATGCCGACGGCCAGGAGGGTGAAGTTGAAACCGCAAGCCTGATTGAAGCGGCTAACAGCATGAAAGATGGCTGGTGGAACAAAGTGAAGTTCTTCATCAGCAATGCCTCAGATATGTCTTTCGACGATATCTACCAGGCGCTGCGAATGGCTATCAAACAGGACGACAAGAAGTGGCGTTACGTCGTGAGCGTCTGGCCTGACCATTTCGTTTACGAAGAGGATGGCGATAACACGACGCCGAAACTCTTCGATCAGAAATACCTCATCACTGACAAGGTCGTGACGCTCGTCGGCGACCCAGTAGAAGTCGTGCGCAAACCAACTGAGTACGAAGTCAAAACCAACGGAGAAACAAACCCGATGAAAGAGAAGATGATCGCCGCGCTCAATGCCGCTGGCGTTAAAACCGAGGGGCTGACAGACGACCAGGTCTGGGATGCCTATAACCAGCAAATGCAGAAGAAACAAGGCGGCGGCGATCCGGCTGGCTCTCAGATTAATTCCGCTGCTATCACCGCCGCGGTGAATCTGGCAATTAAGCCGCTTACCGACGAAATCAGCACGCTGAAAAGTCAGTTGCAGGCTAATGCAGATAAAGATCTGGCAACCAAGCGCGCAGCCGTGAAAGCGAAATTCGAATTTGATGACGCTGCGGTCAACTCATTGCAGGGCGAAGCTCTGGACGCGCTGTATGCGAAATGCCAGACCAGCCATGGTCTTAACCCGGCATTCCAGCAGGTAAACGCTGAGAATGACCAGTGGAAAGACTACGACCTTAATGCTGGCATCGATCAGGAGAAAAAATAATGGCTAACGTCATCTATCGCGGCCCGGTTGAGCGCGAGCCGGAAACCATCAACTTGCCGGTTGCTGGTGCTTATAACCCTGGTATCGCTGTGAAAATTGCAACTGGCAAATTAACGGCAGCCGCCGACACTACCGGGCGCTGGTTCATCCTCGGCAACCGCCGCTTTATCGGCCAGGCAATAACCACTGCATACGCAGCAAACGAAACCGGTGTTGGTTACCGCGTTGAAGGTGAACAGGAATACAACGTTCGCCTGGCGGCCGCCGCTTATACCGTTGGTCAGGAACTGACGATCGGCACTGGCGGCGTGTTTAAAGCAGCCGCATCCGGTAATCAGGTAGTCGCAACGTTCGACGAAAAAGCAGGGCGCACTCTGGCGGCGGAAGGGTTCGCCGACGTGGTGATCCTTTCCACTCCGTACGCCAAGGCATAAGGAACAAACGAATGTTAAAGTTTACGAAAGATCAGCAGGCCCTGATTCTTAACGCGCGCCGCCGCTGGGACGCAATGCAGCGCAATATGGCAGCGCAGCATGGCTTTGCAGTCAACGATGCAAACGGCCAGTTTATCGCTTACGACAACCTTGTCGGTAACGCATCCGTTCTGCCGAAAGATGTCTGGGGCGAATGGGACCGCTCTGCGATCACCATTCAGCGCGACGTGCTGTCAGTGTTTAACGACCTGGCGGCAAGCGTTTCTCGCCCGATGGCGCTGGGTAAAATCGTCCACTACTTCATGACGCTGTCAGATTCCGGCGATGTCAACATCAGCCTGGATGGCCGCGGTAAGGCGAAGGGCGATCAGCCCGTCATGGATTATGAAGGTACGCCACTGCCTATCATCGACAGCGAACTGACTTTCGGCTGGCGCCAGATGCTGGCAGCTCAGACGGAAGGTTACTCTCTGGACAGCGACGCCATTTCCAACCATCAGCGTAAAGTTGCTGAGAAGCTGGAAGATATGGTGCTGAACGGTGATCCCAATATCAATGTCGGGGGCGCGACCATCTACGGTCTGCGCACAGCGCCTAACCGCTCGACTGGTACTCACGGCCTCGATCTCAATGCTGCAACTGGTGCTCAGTGGACGGGCGCTATCTCTGCATTGATCGGACTGTTGCAAAATAAAAACTTCTACGGCCCGGTAACCATCTATGTGAACTACAAAGACTGGTTTTACGCGTCCGTGAACGACTACGTTGCAAACTATCCGAAAACCATCCTGGCACGCCTCCTGGAGATTCCAGGTGTCGCTACTCTGGTACCGGCGTCTAAAGTTCCGCAAAACGAACTTCTGGGCGTTGTTAAGCGTCCGGATGTTGTGCAGATCCTGAACGGCATGCCGATGACCATGCGACCGAAAGCGCGCCAGAACCCGGAAGACGATTACGTGTTTTCTGTACTGGCTGCCGCGGCTCCGCAGTTCAAGCATGACGCGAACGGCCAGGCCGGTTACGCGCAACTCACCAAAGCATAATCAATGGGGCTCCGGCCCCATTTCTTTTACGGAGGCCTTATGGCTGAGAAAGAACAAAAATGGTTACTCACCCACGACAGTCACGAACTGAAAAAGGGTGAGGTTTACACGGGTGAGTCTCTCCCGCTGTGGCTGGTTGGTAAAGCCATCCCCGTAGGCGATCAGGTGCTGGAGGTGGCAACCCCGGGTGATATGAAAAAGCTGCAGGCTGACCTCGAAGAGGCTAACGGCAAGGTGGCATCGTTGACGGAGAGCAACGGCAAGCTGCAAGCTGACCTCGAAGAGGCAAAAAAGCAACTGGCTGAGCTGCAGAAGAAGGTGAAATAACCATGGCTGACCCAATCACAGCGGCAGACGTGCAGGCGTTCCTCGGTGAATTGGGTTATTCCATTCCCGGCGCGCTGTTGGACCCTATTCTCTGCGTAGTGAATAAAATCATTCCCTGTCTTGATGGTGCTGGTTATGACGACTGCACCGCAAAGCTCATTCTGATGTACGCCGCTGCGCTGATGGCGACATCTTCCGGCGCTCGCCGCATCAAATCGCAAGGTGCGCCGTCTGGCGCATCACAGTCATTCGATTACGGTGAGGATAGTGTCACATGGTTACGCGATTCACTCGCCAGACTCGATACCAGCGGCTGCACCAGTGAGTTGCCGATCAGCGCCGGGAACAGCGTAGGCCTCTTTCTCGTTGTTGGGGGCTGCTGATGGCATGGGTGTCCGTAAGTGTCAGGCTGCCGCGCGCATTCGCTCGCGTATGGGTGATGACCGACACCGGGCGCGAAACTACAGGCTACGTTAAATCGGATGGCGAGTGGCATATCAACTGCCCGCGCATCCGGGCGACTGGCGCGAAGGTGCTGAGGTGGAAAGAATGACAGAGCGAGTGAAGAAGGCGAGTGATAACCGTTTATCGTTCATGTGCCCCGGGTGCGGTAGTCGCCATGTGGTGCAGGTTGGCATTGGCAATGGTCCGCGATGGGGATGGAATGGAAGCGTTGATAAGCCGACGCTGACTCCAAGCGTTTTGGTTACTGGCTTCATGCCCAGCGATGACCCAGAGCAGTTTGACGACGCCACGAAAGACAAGCCGTTTACCTGCCATTCATTTGTGACAGATGGGCAGATTCAATATCTGAATGACTGTACGCATAGCATGGCAGGCATGACGGTTCCGCTACCAGAGCTTTGAGGAGTAAGCGATGTCTAGCGTTGCAAACTGGTCATACACCGCTAAGGCGACCATCTGGCGCAAGCTGAGTGGTGGTAAGGACGAGAACGGCGATCCGATAAACGGCTATGCCGCGCCGGTCATCATCATGGTCGATTACGAGGGTGGACTGTCAAAGCGCATCGGGAGCCTGGGCGCTGAAATCGTCGTGAAGAACACTGTCTGGACTGAGTACGCGCTGGCCGGCGCAGGTGATTACCTGCTTATTGGCGAATCGACCGACGCAGATCCGGTTTCTGCTGGCGCTGACGAGGTGCGGCAGGTTATCCGCTACGCCGACACGTTCTATCGCCTGGCGGATGACTTCGCGATTATTACAGGGGTCTGATATGGGCGTTGAAGTGAGAGGGATTCAACAGGCGCAGGAGAGTCTGAGGCGGATCATTGATGACATTCAGGGGCGGAAAGTCGTTCGCGCTATACAGTCTGCTTTAGTGATCGTTGGTGCTCAGGCGGCGATTTATACGCCGGTAGACACCTCCACGCTGCTCAATAGCCAGTTCCGTGAAATTATGGTGAACGGCACGCGCATTACTGGCAGGGTAGGCTATTCGGCTAATTATGCGGCGTATGTCCACGCAATGCCTGGCAAACTAAAAGGTCAGCCTCGCGCGCACTTCGGTAAAACAAGAGCAGGGCAGGAGTTCGGCGGCGGCACTGGCACCGGCAACTATTGGGACCCACACGGCGAACCTCAGTTTCTGACAAAGGCAGCCAGTGAGACCAGAGACCAGATTGACGCCGTGATGCGCAAGGAGCTGTCGCTATGACACCCATGATGCATGAGCGCGTCCGTAACATGTTCGGTGACGCAGGGCTTACAGACGGTTTCACGGTGCAGAAGTTGTTATACGATGACCCCGGCGACTCGTCGACGGCGGTGATGGTATTCAGGCCAAACGGTGGCTCAGCAATCAGGAATGCGCTGGGCTCTGATTATTACGTCCTCGTCGATGTTGTCGGCGCGAAGGGCAAACGCGGCGAGGCGCTCAGCGCAGTGCAGAGCATTGTTGATTATGTCCAGGCCAATCCTATGACCGATGAGTGCGTAGGCTACATCCAGAATATGGGCTCAATTCCCGCGCCGGTGCTTACAGAAGAAGGGCGAATAGTTTTCCGTCTCCAGTTCGTCTGCACGTACGGCGATTAGCCAATCCCAACCAAATAACCCGCTCCGGCGGGTTTTCTTTTATACGTCAAAGAGGAGTTTCACATGGCTGATTGCCAGAACTCAAACGAGCGCCTTTTCGGTGGCGCGGTCGTACTTGAAGTCGCCGATGGCTGCCCGGATGTCAAACCGCTTGAATCTGAGTGGAAGGCGCTGGCCGCCGGTACGTCAAAAGGTTTCGACTTTAACCCTAACAGCGTGACCAGCGATGCTGATGACGGCGGCGGCTATGTCGAAACCATCATCACCAACAGTGATTTCACCCTGAAATTTGAAGGTGAAGTGCGTAAAAAAGATAAGCTGGATCAGTATGGCGTTGGCCGGTTTATCACTTACTTTGCTGGTGAGTTGAAAGCAAAACGCCAGCCTGGGATCTGGGTGCGTATGGACTATGGCCCAGTAGAGTTTGTCGGGTATATGAACATCACCGCGCTGAACTCTGACGGCGGCACTAACGACATCGTGACGTTTTCAACGGAGTTCAAAGTGGGTGACGCGAGCACCATCGAAGTGAACGAAGTGAATGATGTGCCTGTCACAGGCGTGACCATTACACCGACAACGAGCACCGGTACCGCTGGCGGAACCAGTACGTTTACGGTGAACATCGCCCCGACTGATGCAACCAACAAGAATTTCACAGTTGCAACGACCGACGCAACGAAAGCCACGGCAACGGCATCCGGAAATACGGTTACGGTCACCCGCGTGGCGACTGGTACCGCGCAAATCGTCGTTAATACCGTCGATGGTAATAAGGTTGCCACGCACACCGTTACCGTCAGCTAACGGCTATTACAAAGGGCGGCGAGCTGCCCTTGATAATGACTGTTTACTGGAAGGCCTATGACCGCATTAACCGATATTGGTGAATTCTCTGTCAGCGACAGCCATACTGGTGGAAAGGACTATCTGCTCAGGCCATCCTTCGAAGCGATGATCAGGATAGGAAGCCCGGAAGAGATTGTGAAGGCCTACGCCACCATTCACGGCCAGGATGTCGCCAGACTGATAGAGGTTTGCACCGGAACGCTCAGCAATTTTCCTGCCTGGCTGGGCCCATCATTCAATCGCGCCGCCGAGAAACTCTTATCAACGAGCATGCTGGTGATGCAGGCGTGCTGTGATGAGGACCTGACTCCAATGATCGGAGAATGGAAGGGGTGGCGGCACTGCGTTGTCTATCGGCCCGGACAGATGCCAAAAAACGACATCATCATCCTTGCTCAGCATCTCATGCAACATGGCGTCGTCGGTAAAGCTAAGGTGCGACGACTGCAGCGGTATGAGAACGCGGAAACTACCACTGAGTTTCGCGCATTTGATTACATCAGCGCCGCGCGCTCGCACTTCGGTATGAGGCGCGATGAGGCCGCTGCATTGACCATGACAGAGTTTCAGTTATTGCTGGCCGCAAAATACCCTGACCAGAAAGGGTTCACCCGAGAAGAGTATGATGCTGTGGCAGATGATTATCTGGCGCGAAAGGCCAGACGCATCGCCAAGGAAAATCAGAGATAGAAAGCTTAATCGCTGGTTTCTTCATTGCTTTAAATCAATAAATCAAATAACAGCATTGCAACAAACCACTCTTTCGTTAAGATGTTTCTGATTGCAATCATAAGGATAATATTGATGAAAAGAATAGTGATGATAGCGCTCAGCGCAGCACTTTTAGCCGGTTGCGCATCCTCAGGTAACCAGCAGTTGAAGAATGAAACTGAAACGAGCGTTCAGAACAAAATTCAGGAAGGCAAGACTACCAAGGCAGAAGTTAAATCAATTTTCGGTTCCCCTGATACTGTTTCCTACACTGATGGAGGGAATGAGATCTGGAAATATTCTTTTGCTAAGGTAAAGGTAAATGGCACCACATTTATTCCATTCTATGGATTATTTCATAATGGCACCAACGGAACTAAGAAAGAGCTGACAGTCTTATTTAAAGACGACAAGGTTCAAAAATATACAATGGCTGAATCAGCTATTAATACCAAGTCTGGGTGGGCGGATTAGGTCCGCATTACTTAGAAAGCAAACCTCGCTCCGGCGGGGTTTTTTATTGCCCGGAGAAAGGTAAATGACCGAACAGAACGCAGGCAGTATCGTTTACACCGTTAGTGCTGATGTTGAGCCGTTGCTTATTGGGCAGAAACAGGTCAATGAACGCCTGGATCAGATGGAAAAAAAGTTTGATGCTTCTACGGACGCAATTGGCAGGACAGAGAAATCTATGTCCGGCTTGTCGCGTGTCGCAGTCTCTCTTACTGCTGCATTGTCTGTACAGCAGGTGGCTGAATATGCCGACGCATGGGCTACAGTAAACAACAAACTTTCCAATTCATTACGCCCCAGCGAGCAGTTAGTCGATGTAACCGAACGCGTTTTTAATATTACTCAGCAAACCAGAAGCAGCCTTGACGCGACAGCATCCCTTTATGCAAGACTCGAAAGAGCAACGCGGCAATATGGCACCAGTGCGGATGACTTATCCAAACTCACAACAATAATTAACCAGGGGTTTGTTGTCTCCGGAGCCACTGCGCAGGAAGCTGAAAACGCCATCATTCAGTTATCTCAGGGGCTGGCATCTGGTGCACTACGTGGTGAAGAATTCAACTCTGTAAACGAGCAGGGTAACCGCCTTATTGTTGCTCTCGCTGACTCAATGGGTGTCAGCATCGGGCAAATGCGTAATATGGCGGCGCAGGGTAAGCTGACTACCGATGTCGTTGTAAATGGGTTGCTTTCACAGGGTGCCATTATTGGCAATGAATTTGCCAACACCACAACGACTATCAGCCAGGCTTTGCAGGTTGCAGGAAATAACATCACCAAATTCTTTGGTGAAAACTCTACTGTTAAAGCCGGCGTGGCGGTATTTAACGACTCCGTCATTAGCGTGAGTGAAAACATTTCCTCATTAAGTTTGGTTTTGACTGCCGCCGCTGCTGTTATGGGGAGTCGCTACGTTGGCGCATTGACTATCGCCACTGCGGAGAAGGTTAAAGCGGCCGTAGCGGCAAGAAACCAGGCTGCGGCCGAAATGGCGGCCGCACAGGCTACTGCGAACAAAGCGGCTGCTGATCTCCGGTCCGCTACAGTCATTAAAGAGCGTGCGCTGGATGAAATTCGTCTTGCTGAAATGATGAAGTTAACAGCAATCAGTGCGACAAATGCCGCCTCTGCCGAACAGCGCCTGTCAGCCGCGAGAATTGCAGCTACTGCTGCCGTAGCTAATTACAACAGGGCGCTAGTGGCAAGCAACGCCGCCCAGACTGCAGCATCTGCTGGTTCCAGCCTTGCAAGCAGAGCGTTGCGGTTAGTCGGTGGTGCTGGTGGTGCAGCTATGCTTGCGGCCAGCGCTATATTCTACTTTTCCCAGCGAGCAAAAGAAGCAAGAGACGATGCCAATAATCTCGCCGATGGCGTGAACGAGTTGAGCGCCAAATTCCAGACGATGTCTCACATAGAATTGTCTGCGTCAATCGCTAAAATGAGCCAAAGCATTCCTGAATTAAGTAGCGCTGTTGCTGACGCGAAAAAAGAATTCAATGATGCAACTAATGCCGTCCAGTTTCAGCAAAAAGAAATTAATAATTGGGGCACAAATACTACACGCGGAAGGCAAGCTGTAGAGGCTCTTGGTGGAGCGCAAGATAAACTTGCTATTGCAACATTGAATCTGGAAAGAGCGCAGAACCGGCTTAGTCAGACCCAAAACGCTATTAACATTGGACGCGCTACGCTGAACGGAACTATGAAGCAAGGCATTGATTTGCTTCGTCGCGATGGAGAGCAAGCTGGTGTTGCTGCGGGGATGATGAGTCAATTGGGGAATATGATTAATTTTGCTGCCAAAGCAAAAGATAAATTTAATTCCAGCAGCCTCACTGTCAGCCGCCCGAAAGATATTCAGGATTATTTAGATAAGCAGCAGGATCAGATAACCCTCCAAAGTGAATTAAACGAGAGAAAACGAGCCCAGTTAAAAGCAGAGCAGGACATCAGGAATCTGGCGGCAAAAGATAATGCATCGCCAGAAGATACCGAAAACTATGTCCGGCTGGCTCGCGAACGAGCTGGTGCAGACTTTGATCTTGAAAAGGCTGAGGAGGCACGAAGAAAGGCGGCAGCAGAAGCTGAGTCGCAGGGTAAAAAATCAGCAAACCAGGCAGAGTCTATCGCCCAGAAACTGGCTAACCTGAAACAGCAGTCAGAACTGGCAGCAGACAGCACCCAGCAATTAAGCCGTGAGCAGGCAATCCTTATCGCTCAGCAATCTCTTGGTAAGGGTGCAACGCAGGAGCAAATTGACCTAGCTGGTAAATATCGTGGAGAAGTATGGGACACAGCAAACGCGCTTAAAGCCCAGGCCGCTGCCGAGAAATTACTACCAGAGACGAAGGAAAACGCCAGCTATAAACAGGACTTGAATGATCTGATGACTGCGCTTGGTGCAAAAAAAATAAGCATTGAGCAATTCAACGCGACAGCTGAGCAGCTCGAGCAACAGCATCAGGCTAACCTTGCAAAAATTAGGGCACAGCAGGCAGTTACGCCTGCGCAATCGGCGGTGGGAGAGGTTGACCCGGTACAACGCCTGGCTAACCAGCACGCGCAGGAACTGGCGATGATCCAGCAGTTCGAACAGCAGGGTTTGCTGGCCCATGAGAATGCAATTGCATTGCGTAACGCCGCTGATACTCAGTATGAACAACAGCGCGTTGCTGCTCAGTGGGCGCTATTCACTCAGCAAAGTGTGGGTTACGAGGCGCTTGGTGCGGCAGTTGATGCTTTTGGTGCCCAGGCATCCAACGCATTGACTGGCGTGATAACCGGCAGTATGTCCGCCGGTGATGCTCTACGCTCAATCGGCAGCACTATCCTCAATGATGTTATCAATACGTTTGTGCAGATGGGGATCCAGCAAGCTAAATCAGCAATTATGGGCGCAACCGCTCAGAATGCAGCGATCGCTACGACTACTGCAGCTCAGGTCGGTTCCTTGGCGACGACGACAGCGGCCAGTACAGCCTCTGCGGCAACAACGACAGCCGCGTGGACACCGGCGGCGTTGGTGGCATCAATTGGGTCGTTCGGTGGTGCGGCGGTTATTGGTCTGGGGGCGCTCATTGCTGCTCTTGCTGTTGGTAGTAGCCTGGCAGGCAAGCGTAAGAACGGCGGCCCGGTATCGGCTGGCTCGATGTATCAGGTGGGTGAGGGCGGTATGCCTGAAATCTATCGTGCAAGCAACGGCAGCCAGTACATGATACCAGGCGATAACGGTTCGGTGATTAGCAATAAGGACATTGGCAGGGGAAGTGGAGGGGTAACTGTTTATAACAATATTCAAAACTATTCGAGCGCGACTGTTGACTCACAGGCAAGCATGAATTCAGACGGCTCTGTCACAATAGAGACGATTATTGCTGACATCAATAACGGCGGCCCTATCGATCAGGCGATCACCCGTAATCACCAGGCGCCTCGGCGGGCAACAGCATAAGGAGCTGTAATGGCTATTCCATATCCTGACTGGCTGCCATTAGCCCAGAAAGGGAAAACACTTTCAACTGATACCGGTTTCCGGGTCGATAACCCGCAAGTCGGCGCACCAATATTTCAGCGGTTCACCGATGATCTGAAAACATCGTTCTCGCTCCAGTGGATATTCACGAAGGAACAGCATCGGGCTTTCATGCAATGGCTTCGCAGTCCTAATTATCTCGATAACTGCAATCAGTGGTTCATGATGCCGATCAGTACCGGGACTGGTGATGCCGGCATTGAGGTACAGGAATTGCATTTCCTGGCGTGGCCAGCGTGGTCCCAAAAAGGATCGATATTCACCTGGAACGGGGATGTTATCTGTCGAGAGTTGCAAAACTCTGACGATGAATTTGATGACATTCTCCTTGAACTACCTCCGCCGTGGGCGCCGTGGCTAGACATTGTCGTAACTGGGTACCCTGATAATCGCGACAATGAAAGTATTCCGAGGCTTCCATAATGCCGACATTCCGAGAAATTAAGAGTAAGCGTCCAAATCGCATTCTTTACGACACCATGACTTTTACCAGTCCTGTTTTCGGAAATATCAGGTTGGTTGATAAGCAGATTTTCCCCAAGACATTTGCCGGAATGGTCTACACGCCGTGCAATATGGAAATTGTTGAAAGCCAGCAGAGCACCACCCCGGTCATCAGTAGCACGGTTAAATTCGGACGAATGGCTGCTGACTTTAAACAGAAGCTCAAACTGTGGAGAGGGGCTGACAGGATAACCCCGATATCTGCAACGTATCAGCGATTTGACTCATCTGACATGAATACGCCGCTTAAACCGTGGACGCTGTACGTGTCAGATGTATCAATGGACGCCGATGATGTGACGTGCACACTGACGCTGAAAAACCCGCTGAATAATAATGTTGGCCTCCTCTATAACATCGAAGAGTTCCCCGGGTTGCAAAATGCTTAAAAATGAGTTTCTCCAAAGGGTAGAGGGCAAGCCCTGGCGAAATAGAGCCTGCAGTTTTGACGCTGCGGATTGTTGGGGGCTTATAGTGCTTTACTACCGGCACGTGCTTGGAATAGAGCTTCACGATGTGCCTGGATACGAGTCTGAAAGAGATTTCGCCACCTGTTTCTTTAATGAAATTATCTACTGGCAGCGAGGTGATGTTTTCACGGAGGGAGACATGTTTGTCGCCTACTACGGATCTCAGCCTGTACATGTCGGCCTCATCATTGACGGACGTGCGCTGCACAGTCGTGGCGAAAACGGCCATATCAGATCAGACAACATCCGCACCATCAAGAAACTATTCACCAGAGTGGAATTTTACTCATATGCCGATAATCGAGATCCAGCGCGTTCCCGGATTGCCGAAAGAACGTGTGAAAGTACCCGAGGGGGTGATATTCAGCGACTGGCTGTCTGAGTCAGCGCTGCATTCCGATATTCGGGTTAACGTCAATGGAAAAGAGCTACAGGATGACGACGAAGTAGGCTTTGCGATAGCAAGTGATGACCGTATCATCATTTATGACCAGCCGAAAAACGGAGGCCTTGTTGGTACACTTCTTAATCCCCTCGAACACTTCAACCCGATTAAATTCACACAGAAAGTACTCAGTAGTTTAATCAAGCAGCCCAATGTCAACGCTGCAGCCGGCAACAGCAAAACATCACCAAATAACAGCCTAAAAGGGCAAACCAATATCGCCAGAAACGGGGAGGCGCGACCTGATAACTTCGGTCTTATCCGTTCTTTCCCGGACCTGATTCAGCAGTCGATCTTCGAATACGTCAATAACAATAAAAAGGTTACTGAGTGGATGAATTTCGGGCTCGGACGGTATGATGTTAGTTCTGTTCGCTATTCTGAATCTAATCTTGGGGCGCTGGCTGGGGCGTCATATGAGGTATTCCAGCCGGGAGAAAACATCCCCAGAATTGAAGAGGCATTCACCTTTGATGATGTTGATGGTCAGGAACTGCCAGGCCCAAACGAGAGCGACGACTTTCCCGCGGAAACGGCGACTACAACGTCCGTGACCTCCGGGAGTTTCCTTGCTGGACAGGCAAAGGTGACTATCCCGCGCAACGATACCTTTAACTACTTCTATGATCTGGCGAAGCCGCACTCAGTAACATTCATCGTAAATGTCACCTATAACACGGTGAGCGGCTCTGTCACAAAAGACATTACCCTTTACGGTGATCTGCTAGAGGCTACTACTACAGACAATGGCGCACTGGTAGATCCGGTTTATTTCTATAACTTCACCTTCGGTAATCTCAGCGGGAAGGACTACGATGAAACGCCAGCCGAAGCGATAGTAAATAACACCATTTTCACACTGAATGATAACGAACCTCTCACGGTCGGTCCTTTCTTCTCTCCTGTCGCCGGTAGTGAGTTGTGGGTACACCTGCAATCGCAACTTGGGCACGGCGACGGAGACTATGCCGTCGCAGAGATCACATTCTGGAAAGTGGATGACGATAACGTTCAAATCCCTGGTACTTCGGAGACTTTCACCCGGAGACAGGAGAACTTCACCGGAAGAAGCGACACGTTTTACGATACGTATAAGTTTTTGCCGCTGGCAGGAGAGGGTAGATATGCCGTAGAAATAAAGAGAACGAATACGAGTAGCGATCACTCAATTATGAAAATTGAAATGATCCATATTGTGCGACAGCGCATTAATGTCACGTATCCGAACGACACGATTGTGACCATTACCGTACAAGCAACAGAACAGGCAACCAGTTCAAGGGATAGAAAATATAATGCACTGATCAATCGCCATGTCATCAGTTATAACATCTCCACACAGACAGTTGACTATACGCTCAGGGCATCAAGAAAGTTTGCCGATATTGCCATTTTTAACTGGCTGGTAATTGGCGGACAGCCAGAAACAACGATAGACATCTATGGGCTATATGAGATCCAGGCCCGTATTGACGAGATTGACGAACGCTTGGGTTATTGCGACTACACGTTTGATGATGAAGATATATCACTCGGGTCGCGCATGGAAACTATCTGCGATGCGGCGTGCGTCAGTGTTTACTGGGATGATGGTGTGCTGTCATTTACGCTGGATGAGAAGCGCGATAAACCAGTGACAGTTTTCAACCGAACAAACACAAAGGCAGAAGGGTACTCTCTCACCTATGACATGAGCCTCCCTGGTGACTATGACGGCGTAGAGATTCAGTACAGAAACCCAACGACAAACAAACAGGACTACATCCGATATCGGGTCAGAAACGGCGGTGTGGAGCTGGGGCAACCTGTTAAAGCCAAAAAATTCGAGAGGCTGTATATACGCAATGCGTTTCAGGCCGATTACCGGGCCAGGCGAGAATGTTTACGACTGATATATTCCAGAATGAATTCGGCAATAACCGCCCTGGCTGACGGTGAATGGGTAAATGTTGGAGATATGGTACAGATTCCAGACACTTACGATATTAATCAGCAAAGCGGGTATATCATTTCACGAACGGGAAATACGTTTGAAACCAGCGAACGTATTAATTTCTCTGGGGAAATGTTTGTTGTCGTTACTGATTATCTTGGAAATCCATCGGAGAGGTATGCAGCAACCCCAATTGCGGATACAGCTTTCGGTTTTATTGCATCAGTGCCGAATATTCAAATAAATATCTTTGATGGTCATGACGTTCAGTCGCCATCGCGATATTACATTGCAACAACGGCAGAGCTGAATTCAACTCTATGGGTGATAACCGAGAAAAAGCCAAATTCTGATGGCACTACTGCGTTGAAACTAGCGGAGTATAGCGACCTGATTTACCAGTAGATAACCTACTCACCATAACCCGGCCAATGAGCCGGGTTTTTTTATGGAAAAAATATGACTACGATACCAACACCGAATCCGGTTCCGAGTGAGTCGCCACGCGATCTGAAATTTAACGCTGGAAAAATTGATGAGTTTGTTACATCACAACTGGAACGATATCAGGACCGATATGGGAATGATCACTACACCATTGAAGGGCTGAAAAAACTTACTCTCCAGCATATTTACGATCTTGGATGGAATCCAGTCGGTTCCTTTCAGGTTGGAGCAACATTGAATTCTGCTGGTGACATCATCCAGGATACATCAACTGGTCTATGGTATCGCTGGGATAATCTCGCTAGTCTGCCAAAAATCATCCCAGCCGGGTCTACTCCTGCGAGCACGGGCGGGGTAGGCGCCGGGGCGTGGCAGCCTGTGGATGTCACCGATGTTTTACGTCGCGATCTGGCGAGTACTGCTTCTGGTAAAGGCGCCAATCTTGTTGCCTTTAATGACCCGGTTACTGGAGCGACGACAGTAGATGCAGCATTAAAGACCAGACCAACAAATGCGGCTTTACTCGCTGGTAATGGTTCCGCCTTAGGTTATCAGTTTGCATCAGATTCAGTTCTGAGAAACTTTCATGATCGCTTTGCTGAAACGCTGAGCATCATGGACTACGTACAAAGCACTGACGCAGGAGATTACTCATTAGCATTACAGCGGATTTTCACAAAGTACGTATCGGCTGATAGTTTCCATATCAAATTTCCTGCCGGGTATTTCCAGTTTAAAACTCAGGCTGTTTACAACGGAAGTGCAGTGGTTTCAATCGAGGGGTGCCAGGGAACGAAATGGTCACTTGAATGGAATAGTGCACAGGCAAATATTGCGATCACGTCTCAGCGTCGTATTTTTATTGATAAAATCGAAATAGAAGCAAAAGAGGTTATCGGTCAGACAAAAATCGGGATGTATCTCAATTGCACCGCACAGGACTACTCCCATAATCTGACTCAAATCATTGCCACGGCGACAATATCAAGCGCAAGCACTGGCGTTATCATGTTTGATATTGTTAACTTTTCGCTTGGTAACATTGATGGATGTTATGTAAGATATTTTGGTGTCGGATCTACAACTCATAATATAGACCAATTTTCAAATAACTTTGCATGGCGTATTACAGCCACAACAAAAATAAGCACCGACAGCACATTTAAAAACTGTGCAACAATTGGCCTTGAATATGCATATCTGGTCAATCCTCCAAACGGGACGTCAGGTTATCTTGAGGGAATAACGTGGATTAACTGCACAGTGGTCAGTTGCTTATATGGCCCGGCAGTGCGAGGGGACAATACTCAGCCGTATCGTTCTCCGATGTATCGTTGGATTGGTGGACATATTTTTGCCTATAAAGCTTGCCTTGAATTTTATTGGGTTAGTCAGGTTTGCGTATTAGGTGGTGCGCACCTGTATCTCGTGTATGACTCCACTCATTCGGGTTCTTTCGGTAACTCAGCAATACTTCTTAACGAATGTGTGTATAACCAAATTGATGATGTCTTCATTAGAATGACAGGGCAAACAGTTGGGCCTAATGTTTCCCAGGGTATTTATGTCGGAACTAACTGTACAATAACAACAGTTACAAACGTTATTGTAACAACGGCCTCACAATCCAAAGGCGTAGTCAGTGTTCCTGGTTCAAAATACACATCAGCATTTAATGTTAAAGTGTACTATTCAGGAACAGCGCCAACTGCTGCCATTGCACTTGGCGGAACCGGTGATGAAGACCTTGGTGGTAACTCGGTAAGGCCAGCATAA